CTGGATCAGACATTTCACCGGATGAGTACACAGTGACGGAGCAGGAGAACGGCGCGATAATGATTACGTGGAACACGCACAGGGAGCGTGAAACCGCATAGGAGGTGGCAGCATGGCAAGCATGCGCGGCGTACAGATTACGCGCAACGGAAAGCGCACAGGGTTTTTAACGGTTGTAAAGGAACTCCCCGGCGTGTACCGGACAGGCGACGGCAGGTATTTCTTCATTCGGCATGGGCGGTATTGGATCGTATCGGAACGGAACGAAGGTAACCTTGGCCATCACGACATCGGGACGGGCTATGCTACTCTGTCGGATGCGGTTTCAAGCATCGCCACGAATTGAGCAAAAGGAGGATTCACGCATGTACGTCTACATCAAATCGGATTCGTGGCTTTGGACTGTCGGGTTTTATCGCCCCGATGGGCGTTGGGAACCGGAAAGCGATCATGGGTCGCCGGAAGAAGCGGCACGGCGCGTTCACTACCTGAACGGCGGGAAGTAGATTATGATTTGGGAGGGTTAACGAGATGAACAAGCTTGATTTGTTCGACACTTGGTCGAATGGCGGGTGTTTGGGGTATGCGATCAAGGCGTTGGAGGCATCGGGCTATAAGCCGAAAGAAATCCAAGTCATCATCGACGCGATGAAGGCGCAGTTCGAGCGGTACACGGTCGCGGAAGCCGACAGGCATTATTGCAATAGCGTTTATTGAGAGGCAATACCGAGCCGGGCGGCATACTCGGCAGAAAGGCGGCACGGGCATGATGTACACGGTCAGGATCGAGGCGGCGGAAGCAACGGTTGAGATGGTCGAGATTCGGGAAGGCGCAAGCATTCAGAACGTCGGGCATGAGCTGATCGGTTGCCGTATGATAGAGATAGTACAACCAAGATACTTTTTGAAGGGGTATTGTATCGTAATAGACGAAGAAGGATGGTTGAAGGAAGAGCCGGTTTTGAACGCGGTCGCAAGCCACATGTACGGGATGCACAAGCACGGTCAGGGCATCGTGGGGAACGCAATCGTGATGAAGAACGTCATGACGGGCGACGGGCCGGATGTGGGATGGCTGACGAAGGAGGAAGCGGAAGCGGTTGTCATATGGATAAAGGCACGGGCGCATTTGATTTATTCGGAGATCGGCGCGGCGGTGACGGGAAGGATGGGATGATATGATTTTCTGCGGTGCGAAGTGCGAAGAGTGCGGGCGAACGACACATTGGGAAACGCATGTTGACAAGGGCACGTTGACGCGGTTCTTACGCGAACGAGGATGGACGGTTGGCAAGCGGACGATTTGCCCCATCTGCAATGAGAGAGCGGCGCGTGAAAGGTATTTGCGCACCAAGGGGAGGGATGGCGCAAAATGAATCGTGTGTTCAAGTATTTCCTCCCCTACCGGCCACCGGCGCCCGGCACAATCCCGAAAGGATTCGTGCGGTGCGAGGAATGGGCGGACAGGCCGTATTGCGCGGAGGTCGGGCGGCACGTGTGGGGATTCGCCGAGTACGAGCGGGAGTTGACGGAACAGGAGGTCAACGACTACGAGTTGATACGAGCGCCCGAGCAGAGCATTTAATAACGTTTAACGGATTACATGCCTTGACATCGATACCGTAGCGTACTATTATAGAATGGAGGATGCAAGATGAGAGCAGAGGCGGTATAACGATGCTGATACCATTGGTCGAGTATGCGCGGAGAAACGGGAAAGACCCGATCGTAGCCAGGCACAAGGCGCAGCGCGGAGGATTTGCAACCGCCGTCAAGATGGGCAGAGATTGGTTCATCGACGAAGAAGAGGTGTGGGAAGACAAGCGGTTGAAAAGCGGAAAGTATGTCAATTGGAAGTATGGCAAGTATTATAAGCCGGAGAAGGACGGGCAGGACGCACCGGACGCAGATCAGCTGGACGCAGGGCAAGAAGAGACGCAGCCGGAGGATGCAACCGGGGAATAATACGGGGTTTGGGATTTTCAACGGGCGCGGATTCATGGACGCGGATTTTCGGATTTTCACCCCCCGTATCCCCGGATTTTCACCCTTCACAGGAAGAATTTGGCGTGATATAATATCATCAACGCAATGCGGCGGTAGAGGGCGCGGAGGGCGGCACTCGCCGCCTTTTGATTTGACTAGAAGGAAAGATGAGCGGCACACACGAACGGGCTTAAAGGACATTTAAGCTCGTTTTCTTATGCGGAGGTGAACGGCGCAATGGCGGGCGGCAATGAAATCAAGATCGTGTACAAAAACGTTGACGAGGTTGTGCCGTATGAGAACAACCCACGCAACAACGATGAGGCTGTATCAGCAGTCGCAGACAGCATCAGAGAAAACGGGTTCAAAAACCCGATCGTGATCGACCGGAACAACGTCATCGTGTGCGGGCATACGCGCATCAAGGCAGCGAAGAACTTGGGGATGACGCGGGTTCCTTGCGTGGTCGCGGACGATTTGAGCGACGAGCAGATACGCAAGTTCAGGCTTCAGGACAATTACACGCACGAGCTGGCATTGTGGGACGAAGCGAAGCTGGCGGATGAGGTCGCGGCGCTCGAAGCGGCGGGCGTGGACATGGAAGGCATGTTCGACGAATTGCTCGCCGGCAGCGAAGAGGCAGAGGCGAAGGAGAAACCGGAAGTCGAGTTCACGGAAGAAGTGCTGGAATCCCATAACTACGTGGTGCTGTTTTTCGATAACGACGTTGATTGGCTGCAAGCGCAGAGCGTGTTCAACATCAAGACGGTTGCGGGGTTCAGCACGAAGAAGGACGGGAACGGGAAGCGCAAAAAGCGCGGCGTCGGGCGCGTGATTCGCGGTTCGGAGTTTTTGAAGCGGATCACGGAAGGGGTGTTCAATACGTGAACATCAGCGTGAATTGCCCGTCATACAAGCGCCCGAAGGTTCGGACGTTGAGCTACCTCCCCTTCTGCAAGGTTTGGGTCTGCGAGACAGAGTATGAGGATTATATATATAATAACAAGGGGTATGAAAAGAACATAGTATCGTGTACAAGAGGGATACAGGGAAACGTGTGCAGGATACGGAACCACATACTCCGGACTGAGTTCGAGAACGGCGCAGATGTCGTTGTGATCGTCGATGACGATATGAAATACATGGCGTACTTCGAGAGCGTCGGAAGATTCGGGTACAACGACATACGGCTCGAAACGGAAGACTTCCTGCCGTTCGTCGAGGAATATTCGCTGATGGCGACGGACCTTGGCGCGTTCCTTTGGGGCGTGAACCTCAATTACAACAAAGACGCATACAACCACTACACCCCGTTTTCAACGAATAACGTCGTGCTCGGGCCGTTTTCGTGCCATATCAGAGGCGGCGGGATCTGGTACGATGAGCGGTTGCCCCTCAAAGAAGACTATGATATTTGCATTCAGCATTTGAACAGGTATCGGGTCATATTGAGGGTGAACAAGTATCACTATTACTGCAAGCAGTCGGAACAGGACGGAGGATGCGCGACATATCGCAACATGGACCGGGAGCGCGAACAGCTTGAATTGCTGCGCAAGAAGTGGGGTTCGGAGATCATCGCGACCGATAAACGGATGCGGGGCGGTGTTGCGGTTGATGTGCTTGACTACAATCCCATCGTGCGTGTTCCCATCAAAGGCGTGTAGCGAAATCGCCAATCAAACACGAACAGAGGTGGGAGGCGGTGGAAGAAGGCAAAGGCGATGCGCGCACAGAAGCCCGGTTGAAGTACATTCGCAGCAGCGGAAAAAAAACCCTACGACAAATTGCCGAGGAAGTCGGCGTGCCGCTTTCAACTGTGAAATCGTGGAAGCAGCGCGACAAGTGGGACGATGAAGCGAGTATCGCAAAGGGTGCAACCGGACGCAAAGAACCGGATGCAGATGCGGACGCAGGAAAACGCGGACGCAAGACGGATGCGCCCCGAATCGCCGAAACAAAAAAGCGCGGCGGTCAGACCGGAAACAAGAACGCATACGGGAACAAGGGCGGCGCGGCCCCGGTCGGGAACAAAAATGCGATGAGCACGGGCGCGTATGAACGGATCATGTTCGCGACGCTATCGGAGGACGAAAAGGAATTGATTCGGGACATGCCCCTTGAAAGGGATTTGCTCCTGATCGATCAGATACGCATATTGACGATTCGGGAAAAGCGGATGCTCGAACGGATCGACGAAGTAAAAAAGTCGGCGAAGTCAAACATGATCCCAAGCAGCATGCGAATTGTGAACCGGGGCGAGACGGCGAAGGCGACGGATGGGTACAGCGAAAACGTAATGTACATGTTGAACAGGTTAGAAGAGGCCCTAACGCGGGTTCAACAACGCAAGCAAGCGGCAATTGATGCGTTGCATAGATACAGGATCGAGGATACGAGATTCATGCCGAAGGGCGGTGCGCAGCCGGGCGACGTTGGCGATGAATTGGACGATGTTCAAATATCGCGCGTGTTGGCGGGGATGAGCGACGAAGAGCTGCGAAGGTACGCTTCGACGTGCGATGACTACAACTCGGGAGGCGGTGAATTGTGAGCGGATACGCGAGCACGATACCGCGCGAGGCAGTACAACGCGAGTTGGAGCGCAGGGAGGCAGAGCGGCAGGAGCAAATAGCCCGGAACGCATGGCGCATATTGGCGCGGCGGAGCATGGCGGACTTCGCGTTGTACACGGACGCAAGATACCGCATGAATTGGCACCACAAGGTGATATGCGATGCGCTGGATAGATGGATTCGGAAGGACATCAAGCGGTTAGCGGTATTCACGCCGCCGAGACACGGGAAGTCTGAATTGGTGAGCCGCAAATTGCCCGCATACCTGTTCGGGGTCGATCCTGATACATCGGTCATATCGACGAGCTATTCGGCGGACCTCGCAAGCCGGATGAACCGGGATGTGCAGCGGATCATTGACAGCGAGAGATACCGGGACTTGTTCCCCGATACGCGATTGTTCGGGAGGAACATTCGAAGCCTTGCGCAAGGGAGTTACCTGCGGAATTCGGACATATTCGAGATCGTCGGGCGCAGGGGCGTATACAGAAGCGCAGGCGTCGGCGGCGGTATTACGGGCATGGGCGGCGACTACATCATCATTGATGACCCCGTGAAGAACCGCAAGGAAGCGACGAGCGAGACGTACCGGAATACGGTTTGGGATTGGTACACTTCGACGCTGTACACTCGCCTTGAAAAAGACGGGTGTATTTTATTGACCATGACGCGGTGGCACGAAGATGATTTGGCCGGGCGCGTGTTGGCGAAGATGCAGGAGGACGATTCGGAGCAATGGACGGTCGTTGATTTACCTGCAATTTGCGAAAAAGAAGGGTTGCACGATTACGACATACGGCGGACCGGTGAAGCCCTGTGGCGTGGCAAGTACAACGAAGCGGCTTTACAGAACATCAAGCTGACGGTCGGCAGCTACGATTGGAGCGCGTTGTATCAGCAGCAGCCGCACCCAGCAGAGGGCGGTATCCTGAAAACTGCGTATTTCAGGTATTGGGATAAGCTGCCGGATCGTTTCGATGTGATAATTCAAAGCTGGGACTGCGCGTTCAAAGACGGCGACAACAACGACTTCGTTGCGGGGCACGTGTGGGGACGATTGGGCGGCGATTTTTACCTGATCGACCGGATTCACGATCGGATGGGGATCGCGAAGACAATGCAATCGATCACGGCGTTGTCGGAGAAGTGGCCCAGGGCGCGGGCGAAACTGATCGAAGACAAGGCGAACGGAACAGCGGTAATTGAGTTGTTGACGCACAAAGTTCCCGGGCTTATTCCGGTCGAACCGCAGGGCGGAAAGGTCGTGCGGGCGCAAGCGATAGCGCCGTACTTGGAGGCTGGGAACATATATTTGCCGAACACGAAAAACCACCCTTGGATACACGACATGATAAACGAATGCGCAAACTTCCCCAATGGCTCGCATGATGATGATGTTGACGCAATGACACAGGCGATCATAAACATGTCGGATTACGTTGTCAGCGGTTTGCCGCCTTCGGAGTACACGAATCAGCGCGACAGCTACTGGCTGCAAAGGTGAGGTGATGACGCGACATGCCAGCAATGAACGAGATCGGGCGCATTGGTCAACGCAGATATGGCGGACAGTTCAGCGAGGAATTCCTTCGCGAGCTTCAGGGCAAAAAGGGCATTGAAACATACCGCGAGATGAGCGAAAACGACGATGTATGCGGCGCGATTCTGTACGCGATCGAAATGCTGATACGGCAAAGCTCGTGGAATGTGCAACCGGGCGGAAGCTCGCGCACGGATGCAGAATGCGCCGAGTTCGTCGAATCGTGCATGCACGACATGCAAGATACGTGGGTCGATACCATATCGGAGGTCCTTTCGTTTTTGACGTTTGGTTGGTCGTATCACGAAATCGTATACAAGCGGAGAACAGGCGACAGCAGGGACCCGAGGTTGCAATCGAAATACACTGACGGGTTCGTAGGGTGGCAGAAATTGCCTATCAGAGCGCAAGAAACCCTATGGCAATGGGAATACGACGCGAACGACAATTTGCAGGGCATGACGCAGATTGCACCGCCTCAATACATCATGGCGACGATCCCAATCAAGAAAGCCTTGCATTTCAGGACCAAATCGCGGAAGAACAACCCGGAAGGCCGATCGATACTGCGGTCTGCGTTTCGCGCGTGGTATTTCAAACGGAGAATTCAGGAAATCGAGGGTATCGGGATTGAACGCGATTTGGCCGGTTTGCCTGTCATGAAAGCACCGCCCAACTCGCACATATGGGACGATACGCCGGATTCAAAAGACATGCTGAACCGCGCCGAGGCGATCGTGCGGAACGTGCGGCGCGATGCGACAGAGGGCATTGTATTGCCGGCAGAATGGGAGCTTTCGTTGCTTTCGACAGGCGGGCGCCGACAGTTTGACACGTCGGGGATCATCGAGAGATACGACACGCGCATAGCGATGAGCACGTTATCAGATTTCATCCTCCTTGGGCATCAGAAGGTCGGGTCGTTTGCATTGAGCAGCGATAAGACGGAGTTGTTTTCGCTGGCGCTTGGGGCGTATCTGGACATAATCTGCGAGACGTTCAACTCACAGGCCATTCCCCGATTGATCGCCATGAATGCGGAGCATTTCAACGGCATCACGGATTACCCGAAGTTGGCGCACGGGGATGTCGAGACGCCGGATTTAACGCAGATCGGAACTTACATCAAGGACATGACGGGATGCGGCGTCATTATCCCCGATCAGGCGCTCGAAGATTACGTGCGGCAGGTGGCGAGTTTGCCGGAACGGTTGGAATCGCAGGAGTTTGACGAGGCCACACGGCGGCAGCAGAGGCAGGACACACGAGAGAAGCAGGACGCCGAACAAGATATTGACATGGACGATCCCGAAACAGAAGACGCAGAGCAAGCGCAGGAGGCAAAGAAGAGGCTCGGAAGAGGCGGCACGCAATGAACGCGGGCGGCAGAGTGTTGGAGTTGTCGAAGGCGGACCTTTCAATGCTCGAACGATTGTCGGCGTTCATCGACGAGGAATCCCCGGAACTAGCGGAATTCCTGACCCGGACTTGGGATGACCAGCAGAAGGCAATCACGTACCGCGAACTGCGCGAAGCGATATTTAACGGCGAGATTTCGAAGGCGCAGATATTGAACTGGCAGCAGGATTACAGCGTGTTCGTTTCGACGGTGTACGCACCCGTCGCGGAAAAGGCAATCAACAAAGCTGCGATGGAGCTTGCACAGAGGTTCGGCGGATTGGTGCATGATCCTCAAACGTTCGCGATGCGGCAGTTCATCGAGAGCCGGGGGGCGCAGTTGGTTCGGGAGATGAGCGCGGCGCAAACGGCGGCGATCAATACGATTGTCAAACAGGCGTCGTTGTCGGGCACGTTGACGGTAAACGAGTGCGCGCGCGCCATACGGCCTTGCATTGGCCTCACGAAGCGTCAGACCCAAGCGACGTACAATTTCTACGAGAAGCTGCGGGAGCTGGGAGTGCCGCCTAAAACGGCGTTAAAAAGGCAAGCAACGTATGCAGAGATGACGCACAGGAACAGGGCAGAGACGATTGCTCAAACCGAGATGGGGCGAGCATACAACGAAGGCGCTGCAATTGCCGTTCAAGAAGGGCAGCAGCAAGGGTTATTCGGAAAGTTCAAAGAACGATGGTTGACAGCGGAAGACGAGCGCGTATGCCCACAATGCGGCGCGCTGCACGGCGTCACAATTGAACAGGGGGGCACATTCCCCGGTGGCATAATCCTCCCCCCTGCCCACCCACGTTGCCGGTGTGCGGTCGCATATGACATTGAGCCGATCGAGGAAACGGGCGGCGTTCAGTTCACATTGCAGGAGATCGAAGATTTGTATAACACGTACATGACGGCCCCATTTGTATAGCGGGAGGCGGCAGCATGGCAAAGACATTCAAGGATTACATGATTCACAAGCAGCTACCGAGGGCTGACCCGTGCGGCGGTACATTGCAATGCTTGTTTCACATATCGAAGGCGGATGACGAAAAGCGTCTGGCGTTCGGGTGGGCGAGCGTCGCGGAACGCAAGGATGGACAAACGGTTGTCGATTGGCAGGATGACATAATCGACATTGCCGAGTTGGAATCAGCCGCCTATGATTTCGTGCAGTTCTGGCGGGAAGGCAGCGACATGCACGAGCGGGGCGGTTTTGATATTGCGGTGCTCGTCGAAAGCATGGTGTTCACGCCTGAAAAAATGTTGGCGTTGGGCATCAAGGAAGGCGACGTGCCGTGCGGATGGTGGGTTGGGTTCAAAGTCGTTGACGATGACGTATGGGAGAAAGTCAAGGACGGCACTTACAAGATGTTCAGCATTGAGGGCGAAGCGGTGCGCGAAGAGGTATAGGAACGGAGGTGAAAAAGATTGCCGAATGTGTTGCGAAACATGCGCATAAAGCGGGTCGCGTTTGTCGATGAGGGCGCGAACCCGGATGCGCATATCAGATTCGCAAAGAACAAAACGGGCGGCGACAGCGGCGGACAGACCGAACCGGAAGCAGACGATGGATTCATGAAGCGGATGTTCGCGGCGTTCATGAAGACGTTCAAGCCGTTCATGAAGGAATCAACGTCGTTCAAAGAAGAGATGGTGCGGCGTGAGTATTGGGACGTTCAAGACGAAATGTATCGGGCGGCGTGGGCGTACCTCGATTCGATCGGCACTATTCTTTTCGACGATGAAACACAGCCCGAGGAAAAGGCGCGGCTGATGCGCGCGAGCACGAAGGAGTTTTTCGATATGATCGAGGCTTCGACCGATAATTGGTCGAAGGCCGAGGCGACGGAAGTTTCGTTTGTCGCGGATAACGGCGGGGTCGATGTTCTCGTGAAGATGCGCGATATGCTCAATGAGCGCATCGAAAAGGGCGGCAGCGAACCCAAGAAGCCGACGAAGAAGGCAGAGGATGAGGACGGCGACGAGGGCAGCGAGGAAGAAGAGCAGGAAACGGGAACGGCGAAAAAAGTGCAGAAGGGAGTTTCACAGAATATGGATCATCTGGTGTTCGATGAATCGAAGATGACGCCGGAAGAGAAGGCGACGTTCGACGATTTGAAAAAGCGGTTCGGGACCATTGACGCCGGCGACGATGGCGACGAAGGCAACAAAGGCGCGGAGGGCGCGAAGCAGACGGAAGAAGAGGACGTGTACAAGGGCTTGCACCCCACCGTTCGCGCGGAGCTTGAGCGGTTGAAGAAGTTCCATGAGGACACGGAGAAGCGCGAACTGCTGGGGATCGCGAAGAAGTACGAGTTGCTCGGGCACAAGCCCGAAGCCCTCGCGGTCGTGCTGAAGAACCTCAAAGACGCGGGCGGCACGGCGTATGCCGACATGATTGGCTTGATGGATAGCAATCTGGCGGCGCTGGAAAAGTCGGGGCTGTTCGGCGAGATCGGAAAGCGCGGCGATACTGCGAGCGGCGACCCGTGGGCCAAGATCGAGGCGGCGGCGCATGAGATCGTCAAGGCGAAGCCTGACATGAGATGGGCCGATGCGGTCGATACGGCGTGCATGCAGCACCCCGAACTCGTGGCCGAGTATGAAAAGGACCGCGGTTAAGACGAGACAGGCAGAAAGGAGAAGATAAGAACATGGCGTATATGAATGCGGCGATCAACGACAGCCCGACGATTGTTGACAAAGCGGCGGGGTCGATGACGAACCCCGCGATGTTGGCGGCGGTATACAGCGGCGGGAAGCTCGCGATTGCGAGCGCGGCGGGCGCGGTTGTGGTGGGCATTGTCCTCCCCGATGCGCCCGATACGGTAAGCGCGGACGATGATTTGACCGTGGCCATCAAGGACATTGTGCTGTGGAAAACAGGTGACGCAATCGCAAAAGGAGCAGAGCTTGCTACGGCGAACAATGGTAAAGCGGTCACGGCGACATCAGGAGCGTTCATCGTGGGTTTCGCGCTTGATGCTGCCAGTGCGGCGGATCAGGTCATCCGCGTACAGATCACAAAGGCGGGGTACAAGAGCGGCGGCAGCGTAAGCCCGCTTACCCTTGCGGGACTGACCGACGTGGACATTACCAGCGTACAAGACGGCGACGTCATCGCGTATGACGCTGCGGCACAGAAGTATGTCAACAAGGCTCTTGCCCTCAAGGATTTGAGCGATGTTGACCCGACACTTAATCCCACGGACGGCCAGACGCTTACATATGACGGCACGACCGACAATCAGTGGGAAGCCAAGACGTGATTCACGGATGGAAAGGAGCAATTAAGAGATGAGAAACAGGGCAAGCAATGAGGCGATCATGGCTGAAATCGCCAAAGGCTGGAAACCCCATGCGTATTTGACAAACATGTCTATTGCGTATTTTCAGCCCAGCGATTGGTTTGTGGCACCGGCGATTTTCCCGATCCTCCCCGTCCCCCTTTCGACCTCATATTACTATGAGTTTTCGAAGGCTGATTTGGCGCGCGACAATGTTCAGAGGAAGCCGCCGCACGGCAAGGTCACGCCGATGATCTTCGGTCAGACGGAGAAGATCTATCGGTGCGATTGCGATCAGGTCATTGTCGGAATCGATCAGATTACGACGCTGGACTATCAGCGCGCGCGCACTCCGGGCATGGCCGACCCGCGAAGGGCAAAGGTCAAAATCGCCACGGAACAGTTGATGCTTCACATGGACAGGATGTTCGCTGGCGGGTTCTTTGGTGCGGGCATTTGGGCCGACGAGTGGGCGGGCGTCGCATCGAACCCCACTGGCAAGCAGTTCTTCAAGTTCGGCGACAGCAACTTCGACCCGGTGGCGTTTTTCGGCGCAAGAAAGGTTGAGATGATGCGGCGCGGGCGCAGGAAGCCGAACGTATTGGCGTTGGGCGTCGAAGCATACGAAGCGTTGAGGGTCAACCCCGACTTGCTGGATCGCGTGAAATACTCCGGCAGCACGCCGAACCCGGCGACGGTCAACACGAACGTCCTTGCGCAGCTGCTCGAAGTCGATAAGGTGGTTGTGTTGAACAGCGTGTTCAACAGCGCGGGTATCGGCGAAACCGAGAACATGCAGTTCATTTGCGATAGCAAAGGCGCGCTGCTGTGCTACTCGGTGGCAACTCCGGCAATCGATGAGGCGACGGCGGGATACATTTTCGCGTGGGATATGCTGGGCAATGGTCAGTACATCGCGATGGATCAGTGGGAAGGCGAGAAGGGCACGCATACCGAATTCGTCGAAGGGCTTATGTCCTACACGATGAAGATTGTGTGCAACGATCTCGGCACCTACATGAAAGATTGCGTGTAATGGGCACACGCTCGAAGAAGGCGAGGTGATGAAATGCAACACATATGTTTGCGGGCAAGTATGATAAGCGGCGTTGCCTACAATGCGGGCGACGCCGTTCCTTATGAGGCCGTCGAGCAAGCGCGCAGGAAGCGCCTTATCAGCATGGGCATTATTTCGGAGCCGTTCGAAGCGAAGCGCGCAGAGGCCAGAGACGCCCCCAGCGATGGAGCGGCGGAACAGCCGCAGAGCGGCGAGCAGATTACGCCCGATGCGTCAGCCGAGCCGGAACAGCCTGTACCCGGCGATGGAGCGGCGGACGATGAATCACAGCAGCCGGAAGAAGAAGGCGGCTTAAACGGCGTTAAAAAGCCCGCTAAAGGCAAAGGGCGGTGACTTGCATGGCTACATACACATACAACCCCGCAAACATCATGGGAGATGGGGTTGATGCGATGCGCTTTCAGCTTGGCGATACGTTGGTTGCGAGCGGAGCGGATACGGCGTTTTTGTCGGACGAAGAGATTAACGCCGTCATATCTCATTTCAAAAGCTGGAGCGTAGCGCGGTATAGGCTGATCGAGGCAGTATGTCACCGCCTTTCGTTTGAGGTCGATGTAAGGAACGACGGCACGGCATATTCGCTCAACCAGCGGGCGCAACGATGGTTCGTGATGCTGGAAGAGGCAAAAAAGGAATTGCCATGCATGCCATCGAGCGGAGCGGTTGCGGCGTCAATGCAAGGGAGCGACGGCGGACACTATTTTAACGCGGGGATGCTCGCAAACCCATACGCAGAAGGTGAACGGCGATGAGGATCGGCGCAATTGGAATGATGAGGCCGGAGCAGTTGCCGAAAGAATTCGCCGTGTATGGGGCCACGAGCGAAACGTCAGAAAGCGGGCGCGAGCTTGTTAAAGACGGAGTGGAAAAGGCGCGGATAAAATGCGTCTTGTCGGAAGCAACGGTGGATGAGCGCGAGTTGTTTAACCAGTTGCAGAAGACGGTCACACATACGTTATTGCAGCGAGGAAGCCCGGTTGCGAGCGAGAACGACACGTTGGTCCTCACAAAGAACGGCAGCATCACGAAGGATTGCCGAAAGTTCAGGGTTCAAGGCGTTCACGACAAAGGCGATATGGGGATTGATACTGCGTATTACTGCATGGAATGGAGTGGTGGCGGATGAACATTCGCATTTCCACTTACACGAAGCAGATTTTTTCGCAGGTCGAACGGCAATTGCGGCAACGTTCAGCGATAGCGGCGCAGGAATTGCGCAACGCATCGCTTGAAGTGTTGAGCGGAAGCCGTGGTGGGCGATCGTATGTTGTGCCCGGCACGGGCCGAGTGCGGTATTACAAGCGCACGAAAACAGCGGTCATTACCCACAAGCGATACACAGGATCATCACCCGGAGAACCGCCAGCGGTACGGACGGGCACATTAAGGCGAAGCTGGCGACCGATCACGTTCGGCGAAAGCAGGTTGGGCGCGGCGATCGAATCAAATGTGCGGTATGCCGGATGGCTTGAACACGGAACACACAGGAAAGACGGCGGGCAGAAGATGGCACCTCGACCGTTCGAAGAAAAAATCATCGAAACGGCAAAACCCAAAATCGAAGAGGTGTATTCACGCCCGTTCAACATCAGTTTGTGAGCGCGTAAGGAGGCGTTGTAATTGGGAATTGAAGGCATGCTCTTTACGCGGCTCGTTCATGATACACAACTCGCGGAAATGGTGACGGTGTTCGATGGGCGCGCGGCGGTGTTTCACCAACGCGCGCCCGCCCCAAACAACGCAAAATGGCACGACAGCCAAAAGCAGTACCCGCGTGTTGATTTTACCGTGGACATGCAAGAAGAACCGGCTCGTAATTCGAGCGGCACGCTTACGGTGAATGTGTGGTGCAGTACCAAATTCGGACAAATGCCGGAATCGATCGAAGCGCGCATTCGCGCTTTGCTGCATGCAACGTTCGCACAACCGGAAGACGGCCCCCCATATTGCTTCGTGTGGGCGCGGTCTGACCCATTTGAAGTTACGACGGAAACGCAGAGCGCAGAGGAAATGCCGAGCGTGATAGGCTGCACACTCGCGTTCGATATAATGGCGTTCCCGTCGCAATTGACGATATATCCCGATCCCATTCAAGCGATGAACGCATGGACGAAAAAGATATTGCCGCAAGCGGTGGTTATTGGCGTCGATACGATAGATGGTTGGTTGGAGCCGACAAAAGAAAGGCCCATCATCTATTGGCGCATCACGGCACAGGCACCGCAAAAAAGAACTTTCGTGTGCGTTTGGTTCAATACGACAATCGAAGGGCATGTTTTTGCGCACGGTGCGGATGAACGATTGTATACGCTGCGGAAGATCAATACGGCGGCGGCGATGGAACACCATATCACGATGGAAGACAGTTCACCAATGTTCATATTGAGGTTCGGGATAAACCCAAACATGAACTACCTCGCAACGGGCCAGATACAGGCGGAAACGCAATTCGGGGTATTGCGCGAGCAATATGCAAACCCGCCATCAGGCCCGAAGCTGGTACATGTCAATTTGCCGCGTGAGCAGATCGAGAGCGAGACAAAGACGGCGAATGTTCAGAGTAACGGCACGGGGCATGTATTCCCGTACACGGCGGCGGGAACGTCGCGGACAGGTCAAACAGAAACGGGGTGAAATTATGGCCGAAAAGAACGGCAGGAAGATCGAAGCCGAAGTCGCGGATGCCGCCGAGGTTGCGGCGGCGCCCGAAGAATCGGTATACACGGCGCGCGAGCTCGCGGCCAATGCACGTGCGGTATTCGGAGTGTGTCAGGATTTGGCGGCAGCGGCGCTTGGATACGCGGGAATTCAGACGTGCACGGTGAACGAGGCGAAGCAAATCATCAAGAACTACGCGGAAAGGAAGGTAGTGTAGAATGGCTGGAAGCTTCAAAAACGGCGAAACGAAGGTTCGCCCCGGCGTGTACTTTCGCATTGAAAAAGGCAGCGGCAATGAACTCGCGGGTGCGAGGAACGGAATTGTCGCTGTCGCTTTCAAAGCGAACTGGGGGGCGCTCAATCAGGTAATGACGCTCGAATCGCCGGATGAGATTTACGGACTGTATGGCGATGACGGCCAGAGCAATTCGAATGTCGCGGTACTGGAGAAGATTTTCAAGGGCGGCGCGAGCGTCATCAAGGCGGTGCGCGTGGGCTCGGGCGGAACCAAGGCAGCGCATACGCTCAAGGACACGACGGGCTCGCCTGTCGATGTCGTGGCATTGACGGCAAGGTATGCGGGCACGCGGCCTTTGTCGGTTACGATTCGGGATAGCCTTGCCTCCCCCACCACGCTTCGCGAATGCATCATCTACACGGGCACGAAGATTCTGATGCAGGTGGAGTTTGCGAAAGGTACGTCTGAGGTTGACGCGCTTGTTGCGGCGATTAACGCCGTAACGAACGGCGTCGTGACGGCGGCAAAGGTCGCGGCGGGCAATGGCACGTTGGCGGCGATTACGCAGGTCGCGTTTTCGACGGTTGGCGTAAGCCCGACCATCGCGACCGCTGATTACAGCGGCGCGTTTACGGCGCTTGAAGCGAGTAAGTGGGGCGTGTTGTGCGTTGATACGAACGACGCCGCGGTTCATGCTTTGGTGAAATCGTACATCAACCGCGTAAACGATGCGGGCCTTCTGGCATTTGCGGTTGTCGGCGAACCGGTGTCGGTCGCGTATGCGACGCGCAGGACAAACGCGGCTGCGTTCAATTCGTGCAATGTCGTGTACTGCTTGAATGGCGGGTATGATTCGAGCAACGTCTTGCACGATGGGTTCAATGTGGCAGCGGTCGTTGCGGGTATGCTGGCGGCGTTGCCGTCGAGCGATTCGCCCACGCATAAGCAGGTCCCCGGGCTGGTGTCGATCGCCGGCGCGCTTACGAACACGGAAGTTCAGGAGTGCTTGCAGAGCGGCGCGCTTGTGCTCACCATGTCGGCTTCGGGTGTCGTGTGGATTGAGCAGGGTATCAACACTTTGGTTTCGCCTTCGGCGGATCAGGATTCCGGGTGGAAGAAAATTCGGAGAACGAAGACGAGATTCGAACTCATTTCGCGCATCTTGGAGAGTTCGGAAAGCATCATTGGCAGCGTGAACAACGACAGCAACGGGCGTGCGACGTTCATTGCGATCGCGAACGGCGTCGGCAAGGCAATGATTGCCGAGGGCAAGTTGCAGAGCTGCACGGTCAGCGAAGACCCGAACAACCCGCCGAGCGGCGATAGCGCGTGGTTCATCATCGACGTTATCGACAACGATAGCGTCGAAAAGGTGTATGTCACGTATCGGTTCCGCTTTAGCGCGAGCGAGTAAGAAGGAAAGGAGCAATAAAAAATGGCAATTCTGAACACAAGGCCGGTTGTCGATATTCGCAAACCCATGAGCGGCAAGGACGGCGCTTTGTTCGACGGCGACGGAACCTTGATGGCGAGTGTCGAAAGTTTTCAGTCGCAAGCAGCGATCACGAACCAGACGTTTCAGCCGCTTGGGGATGCGCAGGAACACGGCGTGATGACCTCGTTCAAGATCACGCTGACGCTTTCGGAAATCGTCGTTGAGGACAGCAGATTGTTCAGGTACTTCATGGATGCGATGGCGGGGCACAGGATGCCCGTCCTCAATTTCCGTGGCATGGTGCGGTCGCCCTACGATGACAGCGAAGAGCAGATCGTGTACAGGGATTGCGTCCCCGATGGGACGATTGACATTCAGAACATGCAGGTCGGCGAATTGTACAAGCGCAGCTGGACGTTCATCGTCAATCAGGTGCCGGACATGCAGAGCATGTTCCAGAACGCCTAAGCGCGGCGAATCACTCGACAAGGGAACACACAGGCAGGACGGCTATAAGCGCGTCCTGCCTGTGTTTAACGGGCTTAAAACACAATGAAGGGAGCAAGGCACATGGCGAAGCAGACGCAGGATTATGAAAACGTGACCCCCATCACCGCAGAGGAACAGCAAGCGGAAATCCTCATGAACGAGGCGGAAATCCTCAAAGCGTTGACCGACCCGACGCAGCACGACGATAGAACGGAAGTCATCGAAGTGACATTCGGGAAGGCTGTGTTTCGTTTCAGAATCAGGCCGTTGTCAGAAAAAGAGTGGGACCGGTGCCGTGAACGCAGCACCAAATACGCGAAGAATCGTCGTTTGGGCGGCATGCGGTTGCCCGAATCGACGGATACCGTGGGCTATCATTCCCTGCTGATCTACACGGCAACGGTCGATGAAGACAAAAGGAAGCTGTGGGACAACCAAGCGTTTTGGACGGCGTGCAACGTCGTTACCGGCGTTGATATGGTTGATCGGCTTATTCCCTACGCCGGGAAAAAGGCGCAGATCATCGAGCGGATCGAAGCGTTGAGCGGATATGACGAGGAAGAGGCAAGCGATTACGAGGGCACGGTAAAAAACTCATAACCGCTGGCGGCAAGACGCGATTGCTCCATCACATATTTCAGCGTACAGGCATCACGCCTGACGTTGTAATGGGGCAGTCGCGTTTCATTCGCACGTTCATGCTGAAAAGCATGGAAGTTCAGTTGGAAGAGGAAGCGGAGATTGCCGCAGCGAGGAACAGGCAGCGCAATAACAACACGAGCAGCAGACCGGCAAGACGGCGTTAAAGGGGGTGAACATTGATGGAGCAAATTTTCAGAATCGAAATTCCTGTTGAGGCGATCGATAAAACCGATAATGCATCCCTTCGACAGCTCGAAAGCACGCTTCAAAAGATGTTCACCCTCTTTGCGGAGAGCAAGTCGAAATCAAAAGATACGTTTAGCGCGGTCGATAAGGGCGCGAAGGAAGCGGCTGATTCGATCGAAAAGGTATCGGCGGCGGCAAAGGACACGACCCAATCATTCGAAAAGATCGAGCACGCGGCGGATGGCGCGGCGTCGGCGCAATCCGAATCGGGCAGCGAGGCAGAGGCTGCGGGTAAAAAAGCGGAAAAAGCGGTTGAGGGCGTAGCGGAAGCATACGAGGACACCGCGAGCAAAGCGAAGAAAGCCGGTCAAGCGACCGGCTCTTCTTTCGATGGTGCGGGACAAAGGGCGGATAAGTTCACCGAGCGCATGGAGAAATCGAACCAGCAAATCCAGAAGATGAACAACACGAAGATTCGGCTCGTGATGGAGGCGCTGGACAGGGCGACGCCCGTATTGAAAGAGATTTGGGGATACGCGAGCAAGTTCGGCTCAAAGGTGTGGAGCGTTGCGGTGCGCATGAAGGACCTTATCACAGCGCCGTTTCGCAAATTGTATCACATGCTCACCAGCCCCATAACGGTTGCTCTTTCGGTGGCGGGCATCGGATTAAGCGCAAATGACCTTGTTACGACGTTCAATGGGTTTGAAAAGGGTATGTCGGCCGTTCGCGCGTTGACAGGTGCGACAGACGAAGAGTTTTTGTTGTTAAAACAAACCGCGAAGGATCTCGGTGCGGAAACCGCGTTTTCAGCAACCCAAGCAAGCGAAGGCATGCAATACCTTGCCTCTTCGGGGTGGAATGCAAACGAGATTGTGGCGGCAATGCCCGGCTTACTGGATTTAGCGGCGGCGGGCGCAACGGAACTCGGAACGGCTGCGGACATCGTGGCAAGCGTCATGACCGCAATGGGGATGAAGGCGAACGAGGCCACGCGCGCGGCTGACGTGTTCGCACAGACGGCATCTGCAAGCAATGCGTCGGTCGAAGACCTCGGCGAGACGCTTAAATACGCGGCGCCCATTGCACACAGCTTCGGCCTTTCCCTCGAAGAGGTATCGGCAATCGCGGGCATGATGGCGAATGCCGGTATTAAGGGATCGATGGCGGGCACAGCGATTCGCTCTTCGCTGTTGGGCATGGCGTCCCCTTCAAAAGAAGCGGCAAAATTGCTGAAACAATTGAAGATGTCCTTCACGAACACCGATGGCACGATGAAGGATATGTCGGTCATTGTCGGCGATTTGACGGAAAAGTTTTCGAAGCTCACGGAAAAGCAGAAACTTCAATATGCGGAAACGCTGTTCGGCACATATGGCGCGTCGGCATGGTTGGGCGTTATCGATCAGGGGGCGAGCGTGTACGACAAATTCACCTCGTCGCTTGAAAACTCCACAGGCGCGGCAAAAGAAATGGCTACGATCAGGCTCGACAACCTCGCGGGCGATATGGAAGCATTGGGCGGCGCGGTTGAAACGGCGAAGTTGGAAATCATGGATAAGCTCGACCCGTACCTTCGCAGCGCGGTTCAGTGGTTGACGGGCAAGATTCCCATGATTCAGGAGAAAATCGAAAGCGCCATTGATTCGGTCATTGAGAAGGTAAAGGCGATCAAAGACCACGTACAAGGTGTTTTCGACAGCGAAGAGTTCAAGGACGCAGACGGGTTCGCGGAAAAGTTGTTCGTGGCATGGGACAAGATCATTGTCGAACCGTTCGAAGGATGGTGGAACAGTGGCGGCAGGGAAACGGTGCTCGGCATATTGTCGCGCGTCGGTACGTCGATGGGCGAAATGCTCAAAGGGCTGTTTCTCGGTGCGTTTTCGGCAATCACGGGCCAGAACGTAGATTTCGAAGGCTTCAATATGTCGGGGATCGCGAAGGCGGGCATTGAATCAGCGACAACGTTTGTATCGTCGTTCATCAATGCAATTGACTTCAAAGGGTTGGCTGCTAAATTGCCCGCGCTGATAGGCGCGATCATCAGCGACGCATTGAAGCTGATCACAGGCGGAAGCCCCACAAGCATCATATCGGCGCTCCTTGTCGGCAAGGGCGCTGTCACGGCGGTTAAGGGCGTGAGCACAGTATCACGCCTTTTAACAGGATTAAAGACGGCGCTATTTGGGGTTAGCACGGTCGCAGGGACAGCGGGTACGGCAACCGCAAGCGTAGGGGCAACGGCAGCGACGGCGGCGACGGGCGTTGCGAAAGCAACGACGGTGCTCGGGGGGTTGAAGACCGTCCTTGCGGCAATTCCTGTATGGGGATGGGTCGCAGCGGCTGTGATTACGGCGGCGGCAATCGGGATCAAGTTATACACTGACGCGCAAGAACGGCACAGGCAGCAGCTATTGCACATGGGCGATTCGGTGGAAGAGGCGGCGGATAATTGGCGCACGTCGGTCGATCACGTCAATGAAGCAACGGCGATTATCGATGATGTGAAGGAAGTTCAGTTGAAGCTCGAAGTATCCCAAACCGGGTTGAGCACGCAGGATGTTCAGAACCTCAAAACCGAGTTGAGCCAGCTCGAAAGCCGAAAGGCGGAAATCGAGGTCATGCTCGCGGAGAAGGGGTTGACCATCGAAGAAGTGCGGAGCATGAACGAAGAGTTAAAGGCAATCGCTGACAAGAAAGCGCAGATTGACGTAACGTTGACGGAATCGGGGTTGACCGCCGATGAGGTTACGCAACTCGCGGGAGAACTTCAAAGCATTCAGGACCGGAAAGCGGAAATCGAAGCAAAGACGGCAGCGGGCGGGCTTACGTATTCTGAAATTCAAGCGTATGCGGAAGAGTATGATAGAATCAGTGACCGCGAAGCAGAGATCAATGCATACCTTTCGGAAAAGGGCCTCACGGCGGAGGAAATCAAGACGCTTGCGGCTGACATTCAGGATATTGAAGGGCGCGAGGCGGTTATCAATGCCAAGCTGGATGAAGCGGGCATGACTGCGGAAGAAATTTCGGCAATCGTTGATGAACTTGACCGAATCGAGAGCAGAACAGCGGAGATAAACGTACTGCTGTCTGGAAATTCGCTTACGATGGAACAGATAAGCGAGTTGGTCAAGGAATTGAATGCGATTCAAAGCCAAAAGGCAGAGGTCGAAGCAAAGATTGCGGAAACCGGATTGACCACCGAGCAGTTGACGGCATATGCTGACGAGCTCAATTCGATCGATAGCAAGAAGGTTGTCATTGAGGCGATGCTTGCTGATGGAAGCTTGACGGAAGCGGAGGTTGCAACGTATTCGGCGGAACTCGCCAAGATCACGGACAGGCGCGCAGAGATCGAAGCGGAGCTTGCAGAACAGGGATTGACAGTCGAGCAGGTACAAAACCTCGCGGACCAGTTAAGCGCGATTTCGGACAGAGAAGCGGAAATCAAGATTACCCTATCATCTGGCGGTTTGACGGAAGAGGAAGTCGCATTGATAGCAAGCTACTTTGCGGAGATTGAGAGCAAAGAAGCGAGCATTACGGCGACGATGAGCGAAAGCAGCTTGACTTCGGAAGAGATCACGGCATATGTCGCGGAGCTTGAGAAAATCACTTCTCGGAAAGCGGAAATCGATGTGATCCTTACAGCCGCAAGCCTTACGACGGAGGAATTCGCTGCGCTGGAAACAGAATTAAACAGCATTAAAGACCGCAAAGCAGAGATCGAGATGAAGATAGCGGCGGGCGGTTTGACGCAAAGCGAGCTGTCTTCCCTGCGGTCGGAATATGCGAGTTTAACCGACAGAGAAGCGACGATAAAGCTGATGCAGAGCGCCGAGGGCATGACGCAAGAGCAGTTGGGCGCACTCAATGAAGAGCTTGACGGGATTTACAGCCGTGAAGCCGAGATAAAGGCGTCGATGTCGAAGGCTGGAATGACCGAAGAAGAGATTGCGAAGGTGTCGGCGGAAGTTTCAAGTATTGCGGATAGAAAGGCAACGCTCAATATCCTTTTGTCAGAAAGCAGCTTGACTTCGGAAGAGATACAAGCATACCAAGATGAATTGGATGCCTTGTATAGCAAGCTCATCGAAGTTTCAAACGGGCTGATTTCGCAGAAGGACATTGAGAACGGGAAGGCCGAAGAGCGTATCGCATTGCTCGAAAAGCAGTTGGAATTGGAACGCGAAATCGCCCGGATCAACCTTGAACGCGAGGTGATCGAAGGGAGAAAAACAACTGGCGAGCGTGGCGAGAAGCGCGACGAGTATTACGCGAATTATGAGCAGACGCAAACGGAATCCTCTGAAATCGCGGACGCGCGCGCGAACATGATTATGTATCGCACGCAGTACGAGCTTATTCAATCTCAGTTGGATTTGATGTTTACGAAAAATAAGCTCAAACCGGGGCAAGAAGGGTACGTTTCAGATGAAGCACTCGGCGCATGGATTGAGAGCACGTACTACCCGACCATCGACACCATTTCGACGGGGATAGACGAAAACGTTAGGCCGTATGCCGGAACGGGGATTGGCTCCTACGAAGAACACAAGCTCATTGATTTCGGAACGGATACGATCCTCGAAAACATGGATGCCGATATTCAGTCGATCATGGGTGCGGAGGAAAGAGGCGCACAGGATTCGGCATATTGGTATGAGCAGTACAGAACGAAGAATGCCGATTTGGTCAAGCAATACATGGGTGAGAAGAGCCTTATTGAGATGACCGCTTTCAAGGGGACGGGGCTCGAAGGCAAGACGCTCGAAGAAGTTGCTGCGCAATACAATACGCTCGGGTACAAAGAGCGCGAGTTGTTTTCACAAGCGATGCAAGCGTTCACTGAAATGACCGCTGGCATAGACTATTTGGCCGATGCGGACAAGATTCAGCCGATGAGCATATGGAAGACGGCGTATGAATCTACCGCGCAGCCCGAGGCGGAACCGGGGACGCCGGCAACGGTGCACCAGAGCGCGCGCGAAACAATTTCGGCGTTGCAGTATCGGAACGCGACTGACGAGAACAACGATACTCTGTTCACGCAGTTGCTGAAGGACAACGAAACGGCCTATGGCAAGCTGTCGGAATTGCAGACGGCATATGCGGAGGGCAAAGACACAAGCGAGCTTTTAACGTATTTTAAGGAGCGTTACGGGCAGGAATTCACGGAAGAAGACATTGCCGCGATACTGGAAAAGATCAAGCTAGAAAGGCAGCAGATTTTCAACGATCAATACGAGGCAATCACCAAGACGGCGGATACGATTTCGGCGATTGATGAGCAGATCACGGCAACGCAGCAGAAGATAGCGGAACTGACGGAAAAGGCGCAGAAATTGCAGGAAGCCTATGATTTGGTCGAAAAGCTCAAGACACAGTACGGCGCTTTGACGGAAGAGGGCAAAATCGAATTTGCGAATTCGGAGGAAGGCGCAGCGGCCCTTAAAGAAATCAATACCGCATTGGAAGGTCTTGGCCTTGATAAGATCACGTCATTGGAGGATCTGTCTTCGGCGGTGGCATCGATTCAGGGCGCACAGGGCGAGAACACAAATGCAATCGACGCATTGAATCAGTCGCTTGGTGAGCTTACGACGGACAAAATCGAAGCATTGATCGCGATAGAAGACGCGCTGTCAACCGTGCAATGGAACGCTACGAACGCGGACAGGTTGAAGCAGATACCCGAAGCGTTGAAGATGAGCGCGGAAGACGTGAACAGGTTTTCGCAGGTGTCGGAGAACATCGGCAATTGCCGGGAGCAAGTGAAGCAGCTGAAAACACAGCTTGACGATTTGAAGGGCACGTATGACGTTACTGTGAACGTCAAGTACAAGTTCAGCACGGCGAATTATACGCCCGGAAGCGTCGGGAAAAACGCGGAGGGCGGCATATACGACGGCAGAATGCTTTCGTGGGTCGCGGAAGATGGACCGGAAGCGATCATACCGCTTGGGTCAAATCGGCGCGAACGGGGCTTGCAGTTGTGGCTGCAAGCTGGCGAGATGATGGGCATCACGGAATTCGCAGACGGCGGCATATTCGCGCCATACGCCGGGGCGTTGTCACAGGCGAGCGAATACCTCGATGATGACGATGACGGCGGAAACGATAGGATACCCGCCCGTAGCGGCGTATTCGTGGGCGGCGGCGACGGGACAAAGGAAATCAGCGTGAGCGTTGCGGCGAACCCAACGTTCATCATTCAGGGTGGCGACGGCGGCGACATAGTGGCGAAAATCAAAGAGAAGCAAAAGGAAATCGCCGATATATTGGGCGAAGAAATCGCTGAAACAGTCGAGGACCTTGTTTCAAATATGGTGTAGGGAGGTGCGCAAGATGGACATCTATTTGACTTCGATCAAGTCGGGTGAACGGATACGCATACCCCTACTCCCCGACCGCGTGAATGTCAAAACCGGCGCCGCGACAATTTCAAGTACAATCATCAACTTGGGCGAGGTCAAAATACCCCGTGGGAGCAATCTCACGGGGTATTCATGGAATGGCACTTTCCCCGGCGCGCATTTGCAGAATGCGCAGTTCGTGAAAGGTTGGCAATCCCCGGACAAGCTCATTGCTTCGATGATAAATTTCATGGAGCAGGGGGAAACGCTTCGCTTGATGATAACCGAATTGACGGTCAATGATGATGTGTTCATTGACGGATTCAATTATGAGTATTACGGCGGTGCCGGGGACGTGTCCTACACGTTGTCTTTAACACGACGCCGCGCGGTGACAATATCGACGGTGCCTCCGCAGCCGGTAACACCCCCACCGCCCACGGGAGGCGAGCCACCGTCAGACACGCCGAAGAAATACGGAACGGTAAAGCTCAATAACAAGAACAGTCATTTGAATGTGCGGAAAAAAGCATCGACGAGCGCGGCGATTGTCGGCAAATTGAAGCACGGCGCAACCGTTGAGATCATTTCAAAAACGGGAAATTGGTATCAAATCGTATACGCGAAGGGGACAAACGGCAAGGCGTATGTGTATGCGAGCTATATCAAGGTGAATACGACAACGACTTCGACGAGCGGTAGCAGCGCAAGCAGCGGGTCGAAGACATCAACGTCTACAAGCACGGCCCCCAAAGCGGCGGCAAGCACAACGACCGCACCATCAACATCAACAACCTACACGGTGAAGAGCGGGGACACGCTCTATTCGATCGCGAAGGCGAAGCTCGGTGACGGCAGCAGATATACCGAGATTTACGCACTCAACAAAACGACGATCGACGCGAAGAACAAGGGAAAGAAGTGTTCAAAGTACACGGTTTATGTCGGAACCACGCTTCGCCTTCCCACGCAAAAGGCGTCAGTCGGCGGCGGAGGCGGTAAGGTTGTGGCGG